GATTCATTTATAGCATTTACATAAGTCATCTTTGCAGCTGCTCCTGTAAATCTATGTAGTTCCTTACCATTACTTTCAATTACTACCGTTGGAACTGAACGGATGTTATATTTGGATGCAATATCCGATGCCTCATCTACATCAATATCTTCAAACAATACATTTGAAAATTGAGTTTTAACTTCATTCATTACAGGTGCCAATGCTCTACAAGGACCACACCAAGATGCTGAAAATTTCTTAACTGTTACCATTTTGTTTTTCTTTAAATGCATCATACGCATCCAATAAGGAGTCTACAACTGGATGTCTATGATTGGTTAATAATGTTTGTGAATCCATATCTTTAATCTTCTTTGCAGCAGTAACTAAAAACTTAAATCCACTTTCTCCTTTATACTTTAAATCTACTTGTTGTGAATCACCACAAACAACCATTTTACTTCTCAAACCTAAACGGGATGTAATCATTTCCATCTGGTCGTTTGTACAATTCTGTGCTTCATCTACGATAATAAAACTATCTAAGAATGTTCTACCTCTCATAAATGCCAAAGGTACAATTTCTACCTCACCATTTTGTAGTATCTTATCAATCTTTTCTTTGTTATACAACTGATAAAAGTTTGAATAGATTGGTTGCATCCACGGCTCCATCTTTTCTCTCAAATCACCTGGTAAAAATCCAATCTCCTCTTTACTTACAGTAGGTCTTGTAATAATAATCCTCTGTATTGTTTTCTTAAATAACATATCCAATGCTACTTGGCAGGCAAGTAGTGTTTTACCACTACCTGCTTTACCACTTAATATTGTAATTGCGTTGTTTAAGATTTTCTCTTTTGCTTCTTTTTGTTCTTCGTTTAACTGTATCTGAAACTTAATTGGTCCTTTCGGTTTTTCAATTTTTTCATCTTTAATTTTTTCAGTCAACTCTTTGTTTTTACCCGAGATGTTCTCTCCCATAAATTATTTGTTTATTAACCTTCACAACTTACACAATTCTCATCCATTGCTCTTGCTGCAATATCTCCTCTTAATACAGATTCACTTCTTAAATAATAAAGTGTTTTAACTCCTTGCTTCCATGCTTCCATAGTTACTTGGTTAATCCATTTTGGTTCTGCACTCTTAGGGAATGCTAAATTAAGAGAAACTGCCTGGTCAATGTATTGCTGTCTTACACCCGCTTGTCTTACTAAATCCAATTGGTTGATTTCTTTAAATGTTCTAAATACATCTTTAACTGGATATGCTTTTAATTTATCTGTTTCGGAAATTTCATCACATTTAACTACTTTACCATCTACAAAACAATAATCATCTAAAAAGTCCAAACCTAATACAGAACCTTCATCTGCTAAAATCTGGTCCCAAACTTCTTTTGTGTTCTTACCAATTTTCTTTAAAGTTTTTTCCAATTCATAGTTCTTACGAATGAATGTACCTTTTGCAGTTTGTTCTGTGAATACATTTGCTTTCCAAGGTTCAATCCCACTACTAACATTACCACTCAATTTAGAGTTTGATTGTGTAGGTGCTACTGCTCTTAGGTGTGTGTTTCTGAAACCTGTATCTCTACACCATAATGGTTCACCATATTCGGATGCCATATCTCTACTTGCTCTTTCAGATTCAATCTTTAATTGAGAGAAAATCTTACGAGTTTCAAATTGAGCATGCAATCCTTCAAACGGAATACCTTTTTGTTGTAGGTATGTGTGCCATCCTAATACCCCCAATCCCAATGCTCTTCCTTTTGAAGCAGAACGAACGGAATTCTCAAATCCAGTCAATCCCTTAGCTCTTTGGATGAACTCCTCTAATACACCATCTAAAAAGATTGTAGCAGTATATACTAAATCAGTATCTCTCCACTCATCGTATTTGGCAAGATTTAAAGATGATAAACAACATACGAATGAATGTGATTCATCTGTGTGTAAAACGATTTCAGAACAAATGTTAGTCATATGTACTTTCAATCCGTTCTTCTTATACATTTCAGGGTTTTGTTTATTTACATTACCCTTAAACATAATATATGGTTCACCCGTTGCTTTTCTTTTTTGTAAAAGTTTTGCCCATTTTCTTCTTGCTTCTGGATTACCTTCGTTTAACTTTCTCATAAACTTATCACCTACAACTGCACATTGGTGTAAGTTTAATGATTGACGATTTACATCACCTTTTGGTTCTCTAATCTCCAACCAATCTTCAAAGTCTCTGTGTTCAATGTTCATATTTACAGATGCTGCACCTCTACGAACTGAACCTTGATTTGTTGCAAGTATAGTTGAATCATAAATCTTACAGAATGGAACTACACCATCAGATGTGCCATTACCCGTAATTTTTGCTCCTGCTGGTCTGATTTGGTTAATACCAATACCTACACCACCACCATGCTTTGCTAACAACATCAATTCTAAATTCTTTGAACCAATCTCATAGATACTATCACCAACATCAATACCGAAGCACGAAATTGGTAATCCTCTATCAGTTCCTGTATTTGAAATAACAGGAGTTGCTAAACACAACCACCCTTTCCAAATATAATCAAAGAATTTCGTTGCCATCTCTGGCTTTCCTAATCTTTTTGCAACCGTTGTTGCAACTCTCCAATACGCATCCTTTGGTTTTTCACCTGATTGCAAGTAGTCTTTGGATATAGTTTTTACATATATCTCATTATTCCCCCATTGAGGGAAGTCTACATCGACCTCCCATCCTAATTCTTCTCCGTAATTTTTCATAATTTAAAATATATCAGACCAATCTTCGTCTTCTCCTGGTTTTGAGTAATCAGTAGGTCTCATTGCAAAGAAGTCTGTATGTGTTACTCCTCCTGTTAAATGATAAAACCATTCCAATTGATTTGCCGATTCTACATCGTATTCGAAATACTCATCTCCTCCTGGTGTAGGGTTATAACCTAATTCTTTTAACTTTTCGTTGATTCTTTGTGAAATAAAGTTTTTAAGGTCTTCTTTTTTAAGGTTTTCCAAATCACCCATTTCAAAAATCTTATCAATGTATTTGAATTCCAATCCTTGCATAATGTGTGCTGCTTGATAGATTGCAGATTTTGCTTCATCTAACAATTCAGGATATTCACTACACATATGTCTGAATAACTGGCATCCCATTTTAGAGTGTAATGATTCATCTCTAACACTCCACTTCATTTGTTGTCCAATTCCTTTTAATTTGTTTCTCATTTGGAAACTATAAAGAACTGCAAATGATGAATACAATGCTACACCTTCTGCGAATGCTGAAAAGATTGCTAAACTTCTTGCTACTTCTTTTCTTGCCAATGAATTTGTTCTTAAATCCTCTGGTGTCCAATCTGCCGTTGTGTTAGTAAGTAATTCAAATCTTTCTCTCATTGTATCATCGTGTAAGAATCCTTCAAAGTCATCTAAACCCAATGTTTCATTTAAGTAAGAGTATGCAGCAGCATGGATTGTTTCTTGTGAACCAAATAACATTGCCATCTGTCTGATTTCATGCTTTGGAAACCATTTAGTAACCATACCTGTCCAATAGTCAGAAACTGCACATTCGGTTTGAGCAAAACCCAAAAGAATGTTTCCAACTAAATGTTTTTCAGAATCAGTAAGAGTTTCGTTCCAATCTTTAACATCACCTTGCATTGGTAATTCAGTATGTAACCAAAATGCCTGCGCCTGTTGCAACCACCCGTCTGTATAGTAAACTGGATATTCAAATGGTTTGTATGCTATCCTTTCTGTAAATAATTTGCTCATATTTTTAACTTTTTATGTTTAAGTTGTAGATATAACTATGAACTAAATTCATAAATTTTCTCTTTTCTTTATAAAATTTTAGATGAAAATTTGTTATGTTATCCCATATTCTCAACATACTTTTTGTGGAGCAATTTCTTCTCCAAACCTTCTCCACTTTTACTATCTTTTGTAGATGCCATACCATCAATTGAGTTGGCAGCAAACACATCCATAATACCGTGGAAAGTATCAATCTTTGCAGGGAATGTTAATCCATCAGGTCCAAATCGATTCTTAACGATGTGAATACGACCTGTGTTTGATAACTTATCCTTTGTCTTTCTACTAACACTCATAATAAAGTCAGCAGTTTGTACTTTCTTATAAGAATCCCCAACCGAATCTGCTTGGATAACTTCGTGGTCAATAGCTGCTCTGTTAGTTTGTGTTGCAGTCCATACTGGTATCTGTGCTTCACCACTCAATCCTCTCAACTCTTCGTATATACCACCCAACTCTGCGTACAAACCATCTCTTGCACCATTACCAGATTTTAACAAATCCGCATAGTCAATGATAATTAGTTTTGGATTGAATCCAACTTGTCTCATTTTTTCAATATGAGCACCAATTGTCTTTGCCGATGCAAATTGTGGTGGGTAGTATTTAATACGAACTCTACCAGGAACTGATTTAATTTTACGAATTACCTCATCCTTTCTATCCTTATGTTCGGATGTTTGGATACCTGTTAGAATTGTTGTGTATCTTTGTCCTACATAACTTTCAGATAATTCCAAAGTATAATGTACTACATCAATACCTCTTTGCAATGCCGAACAAGCAATCTTTGCCAAAAACCAACTCTTTCCGATTCCAGACGGAGCCATTACTACACCTAATTCTCCTGGTCCTAATCCACCATCCATTAGTTCGTCAATAACCTCCCACCCTGTCGGTGTAGAATCTCTTTTAACATCATCTAAAATAGATTCAAAGTTTTCTATATAATCTAAACCTAAATCAGATTCAACACCCACTTTGGATGCTGCTGTCATCGTGTCTATAATCTTATCATATTGTCCTGCTTTTAGGAGTTCAACTGATTTGAATAGAGCATCTTTTACTTTTTGGTTTTTAGCAAATGTAAGGTATTCTTTCTTTACATAAGGTAAATCACCTGATTCCATTTGTAGATAAACAGATTTCAACTGCTCTACAATTGTTTGTTTCAACCCTTTATCTTCTACCTCACCAACTTTAATCTTAAACACCTCCATAGTCGGTGTTGTACGGAATTCATTAAAGTAATGTTGTACTTCTCCTACAATCCATTGATTTGCTTGTGATTCAAAAAATGCGGGTTTAGTGATTTCGTTTACCTGTTCAAGAAACTTAACATCCGTTATAAGTGAAGCAACAACTTTTGATTGATACGATTGTCCATATTTTACCAATGTATCTACTGCTTCCATTATTTAGTTTTTTTCTTTCTTGCTAATCTCTTCTCCTCAATTGATAATTCAGCTATGTCGGTAGCTTGGTCGGTAACTACGTCGGACTTAGTCGGTTTGCGTAATGCTTTCCATTCCGATTTTGGAACAAACACCCAACCATATTGAGCAACTTTTAAGTCTGCTTCATCTTCTTTTACTCTGCGGATTTCTCCTTCTTTACTTTTGATACACTTCATCTGTTCCGTGTTTAATTGTTATTATTATTGAATTACCATTAAGATTTCTGATTCTCTTAATAATGTGTACTTTTTACCACCAATCTTTACTTCTTGTCCTTGATGGTATGGTGGTAAGATTACCTCATCACCTGGTTTAACATTCATAGGAATTAAAGTTCCATTTTGTGTGTAAATACCAGGTCCAACTGATTCTACAACTGCGGTTTTAATATCATCCGTTTTTGCACTATCTGGAATAATAATGCCACTTTGAGTTGTTTTTTCTACCGATTCGGTTTCTGTTAGAAGAACTCTATCTCCTAATGGTTTTGCTAATCTTTCTTCTGCCATTTTGTTAAAATTTTGCTATGTGACTAAATGTGGATTGTAACCAATCCGTAATGTTAGGGAATGAATCCAAAATTCTTGTTTTCAATCCCAATTTTAAAAACTCCTGCTTACTGAACTTTGTAGTTGGTTCGTTGTATCTATCTATGATTTTCATACGAAGATTACCACTAAATTCAGGTTCGGATAATTGCATCAATTTACGATTTCTTTTTAATATTTCCAAGTTATTCTCAAATAATTCGTGTGCTTTTGTTTTCTTTGGTTGTTGTTTGATAAACTCCAACATAGATTCAGTTGTATGCACTTCCTCATCTACTAATAAAGGGAAACTTTTTAAGATGGTTTTTAATCCTAAACCTGGGATGCCATCAATGCTATCCGATTTATCACCGTCAATCATTCTGAAATTGACAAAGTTATGTGGATGAATTCCGAATTCCTCAATTACTTCTGGAATATTATACACTTTTTTCTTTGATGGAGAATAAACACTTACATCTTTATTTACCAATTGTAAAAAGTCTTTATCAGAACTCATAATAATAACTTTCTCATCTTCCTTCTTTAATTGAGTAGCAATGTATGCCATTACATCATCTGCTTCAATTCCATCGTAAATCATAATGGAAACGGGTAGAGCCGAAAGTAGTTCACCTAATCCCACCATTTGGCGTTTCATAGATTCACTTTCTTCTTCTGGATTCATTTCAACAGTTGCAGCACGATTCAATCTCATTTTGATTTTGTTCTTGCCTCTATCTGCTTTGTATCCCGCAAAGATTTCCTTTCTGCTACTTGAACCATTCTTACCATCGAATACGATTACAACTCTGGTAGGGTTGAGAGTACGGATAGCGTAGCCGATACTTTTTAAAGTACCGACTATGCCTCCAATGTGGTCTCCATTATCATTAAGATTAGGAGCAGTAGACCATGAACGGATGAATGTGTTTAATCCATCGATTACCAAAGTTTTAGAGTTTCGGTGTAAATCACCAAATCCTTTGTGTTCTTCGTCTATTTGTTTTAGTATATCTAAATACCTTTTATTAATCTGACTCATTTGCTGCATCCGTTGTAATTTCAACTTCCTCTGACGCTGATGTTTTGTATTGTAAAATAGTTGCTTCGCAGATTCTACGATAGATTTGGTCTTTTAAATCCTCATCTTCTAAAATAGATACGAAGTCTTTTGCTTGGAATTTGATTTCCTCTCCTGATTCAATATCAGTATATGTGTACCATGCACCACCTTGCTTAACAAGTTTAGCATCTTTCATTACTGAAATCCAACCACCGTAATTATCAATACCTCTATCAAAGAAAATATCAAAATCTGCGTGTCTCAAAGGAGGTCCCATTCTGTTTTTGATAACCTGGCAACGAACCTTAATACCTACGATTCTATCACCTGCTTTCAATTGTCCCATATTCTTTAAACGAACTCTAACAGATGCGTGGAATGCCAATGCTTTACCACCCGATGTTGTCCACGGGTCTCCAAACATTGCGTTCATCTTCTGTCTTAATTGGTTTGTGAATACTAATGCAATAGATTGTCTACCAATCATATTGGTAATCTTTCTCATTGCTTTTGAAATGATGATTGCCTTATCAGTTGCATAACCGTCTTTATCATAATCAGCTTCCATCTCTTTCTTTGAAGATGCTGCTGCTACTGAATCTACTACGATTGTAACCAATCTATCCTTATCACCCTTACGAACTTGCTCAATAATTGTTTCACAAGCCTCAAAAATACCTTCAACGGTATCTACTGAAACATAAAGGAGTTTGGAAATATCCACTCCAATTGCTTCTAAAAATTCTCTACTAACTGCGGTTTCGGTATCAATCAGAACTGCAACACCACCTTTGCGTTGTGTTTCAGCTAATAAATGGGCAGAGAGCAGAGATTTTCCACTCTGCTCTAAACCCGTTATTTCTGTTATTCTACCAACTGGCAATCCACCATAAGGTCTGTTTGAGATTGCAACATCTAACATTGCATTTCCCGTAGATAACCAATCTTTGACGTTTGTTGGTGCATCCGCACTATCATCGTCTAAGAAATAGGCAATCTTCCCATCCTTATTCTGTTTGTTTAGAGAATCGGCAAGTAAACCTGCTAAATCATCTTCTCTTTTTGCCATTGTAACTTTTTTTATTAGTTGTTAAATAAATCGTCAAATGCCGATTCTACATCATCTTTTGCAACTGCTGCTTTTGGTGCTGGTTTAGCAGGTGCGGTTACTACAATCTCTTCCTCATCCCAAGGTAGTTTATCTACTACTGGTGGTTGAGTTGTTCCACCCATATCAGTTGATACTGATGATTGTGTTTTAGGTGCTTCTAATGCTTCGTTTACAGGATTACCTGCTCCGTTTGCAGCTGCCGATGGGTTTAACCAACTTTCCAATACACCCTTTAACTCATCATAAGATAATTCAGAATACAATTCTGTAATTTCCTTTTGTGCGTTTAACAAATCAGTTACTGCTTGTGGGTCATCTAAGATTTTAGATGTTGCAGGTTTAACACGAATTGTAGTTGTTGGGTATGCTGCATTTGATTCTTCTGCCGATGTTACCTCTAATACAATATCACGTCCTGTATGTGGGTCTGTAATATCACCATAATCAGGGTCTGCAATGTATCCTAAAATATCTTGATAAACTGTCTTACCAAATCCCCAAAACTTAACACCTTCGTTTTCCTTACCACGAACGATAACTGGTGCGAATGTTCTTAATTTTGGCTCCATCTTCTTACCTGCTTTCCAATCATCCGTATCACCTGTGCGTTTTAACTTTTCAGCAAACTCTACAATAGGGTCAGGTCGTCCAAATGAGATTGGAGATAGATAAGTTTTGTTGTTAATATTGTAATGAAAATACAATTCGATAAAAGGATTATCCTTATTGAATTTGTAAGGTACTAAACGGATTTGAGATTTTCCGTTTGCCGGTTTCCAGATTGAATCCGATTTCTTTGTGTTGTTTTGAAGAGAACTAAATCTCTTTAATGCTAATGAAATATCCATTTGCTTTTTAAGTTTTAAGTGTTAATAAATTGTTTTAAGTTTTAAGGTTATATCGCGATTACCTATATCTAAATATAACCTTTTTGCTTTTATTGTAACAAATATAGTAAAAATTTGTTACATTTCCAAGCTTTTTTTGCCCAATGTTTAGGCTTTATTTTGCCCATTTTCCTCTTTGCACTAATTGAGCAATTACGGAATATACGGCAAGGTCTTCGTAGGTATCTGCAATAGATTCACCAACTTCATCTGGCTGACCTAATACTACTAATTGTTTTAATCGATTGATTTTATCGTTTTGTCTAAACCACAATCCTGTCAAAGATAATTTAATATCTTCTTTGGTTTGTAGAGCAGTTCCTACTGAAATGTTACCTGGTCCGTAGTTTCTTTGTTTCTTACAAAATGTTACATACATTTCGTCTAAAATGTTTTTAAACTCATCACACGTTTCCGGATACATTTCTTCGCAATATGAGATTGCGGATACATTTTCAATTGTTGAACCTTTTTCTGTCATAACTTATTTTTTAATACCCCATTTATTTTCTAACATTTTATAATATCTCTCTGTTTTATTTCCATTATACAGAAAGTAAACTACATGGATGTCAAACCATAACTCCAATTTTTTCAGTAACTTTTTCATTTGTTTTATTTATTTTGTTTTTAAGTTTTAACGCAAGGGCACACAATTCGTACTCCTCATATTCTACGAGGATTTGAATGTTTTCTTCCAATAATTGAGTGAATTCTTTACTGTCAATTGAAAGAGTGATGATAATCAACTCTTTAACTATAACTTCTGCAAAATCTACTTTATCTTTTTTGTTTCTAATTCCAAAGGAAACTCCATCAACTGTATAGGTTTGAATCTTTTTCTTTTCATTTATACAAATATAAGGAAAAAATCTTACTTTTCCAAATTATCTGTATTAAAACTTTTGTAAACTTTTGTTGGAATCTTTTTGTAACCTGAATTTGATGTAGTTAAAATACAGTTTTTATATTCTTCCCAATCAATCATATATCCACTATCTATTTGCCCACCAGTTTTAGATTTAACAACTTCGTTTAGAGCATTAATTGTGTATATGGTATTAGATTGTTTTTTTCTATGTACTAAAATAGTCTTCCAATCAGAAGGTATTGCAGAAGAACCCTTTGCTACATTAAAGGTAATAAACAATTCATCTGATTTAGATTTGTTTTCTAATATAAAAACATTAGGATTCGTCAAATCGTAGTTTTCTAAAACAAACTTTATTGATATATCTAACTCGTCTTTTAATGTAAAAAGACATAGTAACTGTGTATTCATTTATTATATGTTATCATTATTATCAAACATATATATAAATTGCAAAACAAAACCGATTTTTTATCGATTATTACTAAGCATTTTTACCAAAACATCTCTGAACATCAGGGTGATATTTGTAAACAGTTTGTAATTTACCTAAAATACCACTTTTAGACCTTTGTATTTTTTCCCCTATTGGGTATCTTTGTCCATTTTTTGATATAGCATACACTATTTTAGAACCACCTGTTATAGTAGTTTCACCTTTTTTGGTAGTTTCTCTTTCTTCTCCTACTTCAAAATGAGATACCATATCGTTTTTATCACTAAATGGAAAACATTTTTCCATAGTGGCTTTATTAACTGCAACACCACCACTTTCTTGATAGAATGCATCAGGGTCTTTATATACACCACTACCACCAAACATAATATTAAGGTGTAATTTTTCAGCTACTGATTCAGCTTCTAATAAAGTTCCAACACCAACCGTTACTCCATTTATATTTACAGTCTGTTCATCTAATTTTTTAATCAACATTAAATCAGTTTCAACTGTTCTTTTTCTAATTTCACCTAATTTAGCACCTAACTTTGGACCATCTGTTTTATTTGATAAATCCGATATAACTCTTTGTTCGGTTTTTGTTAAAGTAACATTTGGGTCTGATGCATATTTAACAAATCCTTGCATCATTTCCGTATCAGTAGGTGGTGTGGCATGCCCATCAGGTAAATATGCCATATGTTTTTTAGATTTACTCATTAATTCAGCAACTCCTTTTGTACTCTTACCATCACCTTTCCAATATTTATCAGGGAATGCACCTGTTGATAATGTTTTTGCTAACCCTACTAATGTATTAGGGTCTACACTTTGTAAGTGTATAATTGGTTCATTAACAACTTTATCCAAATCAGTTTCTAATGTTTGATACTCTTTTATAGAACTATCCATTACATCTTTAACTATCTTTGCTTGTTCTGGTGTCATTTGACCCTTTTCAACAAATTCGTCAATTTGTTTCTTTTTAAACTCCGTTTCTGCTACAATTGTAGATTGTGCAACGATTGCATTTACATTATCCTTATCCGAATAGAATGTCATATGTAAATCACCGGTATCTTTATTTAAAATAAATATAGCAGTATCGGATGGGTTTTCACCACCACCACTATTTTTGATGATTTGAGTTGCTTCTTCTTTTGAAATTTCCGTATTTCCTAAAAATACTTTACCGGTAGTAGAACTTACGGCATCTTCTTGTGCTTTTAAACCTTTGGCATCTCCAAAGAACGGAATGGATGTTGAGTTTTCAATACCATTCTTTTCTATGATTGCAGTTTTTACGTGATTGCATTTACTTTCTGCTGCTCTGGTTGCGATGATTGCTTTGGATGCAACACCTACCGATACACCATATTTTTTAGCAATTTCAGCTGCTTCTGATTTCTTAACACCACTTGCAGGATTATCACTATCGTTTTCTTTTGCTAACTCCGTATCTTTTAATTTTGTAATATTAGATTCTAATTGAGAATCATAATTAAAATCTTCATTTGAGTTTAATACATTGGTAGCAGATGAAACTGATATAATTTCATTTAACATAGAACCAGGTGAACCAGGTGCTCCTGAACTCTTTGCAAATCCATTTTTAACAAATGAATCCAATGATTCTTTATTTGAAGTTTCTAATTGTGAAAAATCAGATTTTGGTTCTTCCGATGGTTGTTGAGGTTCGGATGTTTGTTGTACCTGTGGTGTTTGTTGTCTATCTCTTTCAGCAGATGATGTAAAATCACTACCACCCAACTTTTGACCTTGTTTCGGTTCTGATTGTTGTGCGGGTTCTGATGGGTCTGTATGTGTTCCTGCCTTTAATGCATCTGCTTTTGCTTCTTTACTTCCAAAGTAAATCAACTTACCACTTTCCTTTGACCTTGCAGCAAGGTTTTTATCAGGTTTAGTTGCTTCTTTTATGTATTCAAAGACAACGGATGCTCTATCGGCAAGTTGTTGTGCCGATGGGATACCTCTTTCTCTTAAAAGTTTTACTAATTGGGTTTTGTGGGATTCGTTTGTTAAATCAACAATTCCTACTTTATAACTTAACTCTTCTAATATCTCGTCAAAATTTGGATACATATTTTATTTGTGTTTCTGTATATCTTATAAATATAAAAGTTTATTCTATTCCAACTAAATTATCATAATTAGTTCCCTCTTCAACTTTGACAGGGAATCCACCTTTTTCCAGAATGGTCGGTAAAAGTTCTAAAATTTTGGTTCTCTCTAACGGATGTGTGTCGATTAAAAAAGCATCATAGGTATATAAAACCATTTTTGAGTTCATCCCACTCATCCCTTCTAACACATCGTTTATCTTCTTATAATTTACCTCAGTCTCCAATGCTTGTAGGAGATAGTTAAATACCTTTTGTTCAGTCGCTCCTTCAATTTTTGTAAAGTGAATCTCCCTACCATAAAGGGGTGTTTTCAGAACTCCGGAGATTACAAACTTTTGGTAAACGGATTTGATGTACTTATCTACAATTTGAAAGAAATCAATCCCTCTTGCAAAATCATCTAACCCCCCATACAAATACTTAAAGGTTAATCCCTTTGCGGTTTCGTAATCACACCCATAGAGATTGGCAAGATGTTGGTGAGCAGAAATGTGTGATGGAAACTCATACCCTACTATCTTTGCAATCAAACGGATGTGGTACGATTCATAATCAAATTGGATTAGAGTTCCCCCATCGAATCTACTTATGATAGTTCCCCTACTCCCATCTGCTTTTGGAAGAGCAGAATAGTTTACATTTAAGTGTCTATTGGATGGACGACCCGTTGTTGTGTATGGATTGTATTTGGTAAACACCTTACCCCCATATATGAATTTGGATGAAAAGCTAAATCTATCAATAAATTTTTCCTCTTCGACTTGAACCCCCGCCCCTTCCACTTCTCCAAGTGTTTTAATTGCATCTGAATATACCCTATACCATTCTCTTCTTCCTACTATATCAGGTATTGATTTTAAGAGGTGATACCACTTCATAAGAGGAATACAATCGTTCAATTCATTATAATCGATTCTATACCCCTTAAAAAGAGTTTCAGCAAAGTCATTAAATATGAAAGGTTTTCCGAATTCTTCTAAATACACCCACTCATAATCTAACCCGTCTGATTGGATGTATCTATTTCCTAATACTAATGTGTTTGGATTACATAGTTTGGATATTGGAAAGTATGGTAGTGTGTCTGCATCGACGTGATGAAAGTTCATTATTCCATCTTCCTTGTCAGTTCTGAAATAAATGAATGATGGATGTGTTCCCCACTCATGTGCTTTGGGTGAACTCCATACGGGTACTATCAATCTAATATCGGGTTTAGATTGCATGAAAATTTGTAGAGTATTCTTATTTTCTATTAAGTTCATACTCTACAAATATATAAAAAGTTTTTGATATTTCCAAGCACTATGCTTCTCCAAATCCGTTTCCGTAATAAAACTCTGGAACTTCTTCCTCTTCCGTTTTGGAATTTGCTTTGATTAGTTTAAGTGCGTTTCTTAATTCACTCAATCTTTCATTTGCCGCATATTTTGGTTTACCATCACGCATTTCTCTGATTCGTTTCATTAGAACTGCTTCTGCTTTTTCTAACACTTCAATTGCTTCATTCATAATTAAAAATTTTATTGTGAAAATAATAACAAAAAAGGTAGTAGATATAATCCACTACCTTTAAGGTTGGTTTCTATTGTAATAAAAAGTAAAGTAATAAGAGAATAACCATTTAATCGAACCAACCATTGAGAGGAGTGTGGAATCGAACCACACTTTCCTTTTCTCCTCTTATTTAGCTACTGCTGAATCTGCTGCAACTGAATCAGCTGCGATTGAATCAGCTTGTGCAGCTACTGTTGAATCTACTGTTACCGAATCCGCAACTGCTTCTGATTTAGAACCACCACATGCCGATAAAACTACCATTGTTGCTACGAAAGCTAATGCTAATACTTTTTTCATTTTTTAATTGTTTAAGTTATTATTAAATTGTTTTACAAATATACGAAACTTTTTTCTAAAATCCAAGTATAAATATACTTTTTTTTAAGGAATTTTTAAGTTTTACCAACTTACCCACAATGTCCATTTCAACCAACCCATCGAAATCTCCTTCGTGCCATCTTCATAGATGATAAATCCAAGCATTGGGAGTATGAACCATGCTTTATCCATTTTTGCTTTTGCCATCTTTATATAAGTTTATTGGTGATTGATAAAATCGTTGCTTCATCTTCTACGGATAATCTCCATCTGTTGTTGAATAATTTTCCAACTTGCTCATTCCATTCATCATCTGTGCTTTTAGCATCATCTGATTTTTTAGCAATATAACCATCTTCATATAGGTCATCTACTAATTCCTGCTTTTCTCTGTCAGACATTCCCCATAGAACATCGTCAATATCTACTTCAATATTTGCCATAATTTTATTTATTTAATGTTTACCAAGATGAAGAATAGTAATAAGAAGAATCTTTATCTGCTAATGCTTCTTTTAGAACCTCAATGGTGTAATCAATCTTGTCAAAATACCACTCATCATATTCATCACCACCAAAGAAGAATCCACTACTAGTAGGTAATAATTCATCTGCTTGCTCTGGATTCAATTTAACTTTTTCACAAAGTTCTAACAACTCTTCCAAGCTTGATAGTGGAACAAAGTATTCTCCACAATTATCCACATTATCTTGCACATTCTCTACGAACCAACGATGGATTGCGTTTGCTTTTCGCCAATAACCTGCTTCTTCAACAATAGTTGTAACATTTTTAGGGTTGATTTTTGGATAGGTTACACCACCCTTTTTAACAACAACCTCAAACTGGTCTTCTTCTTTCTGAAAGTTCCATTGTCTAACATCGGTTCTTTTCTCTAAATACATATCTAATCCCATAATCGTATCTTTTAAGTTTTAAGTTTTATAAATTTATTGTTTCAGCAATTTCAGTTAATTCGATTGCTGCTATTGAATCTTTGTGAGCAGAAACCACACCTTTAATATGTTGGTATCCACTAACCTTTAATGCTTTTGCTTCTAATTTCTCTCGTTCTGTTTCGTTGATGAATTTATCAACTGCTTCACGAGTTAAGAATGTTTTAGGGTATTTTAAACTTTTATGTTCTACAACATACACATCATATCGTGCTGGCGTTCCACCAATGTTTAGAACTTTGTTTGCCTGATTTACTTTGTATCCACGTGGGAACTCTGATTTCTGCTTTGCCATAATGATTAAACTAATGATTTGATGATGTTGTTTGAAAATCCGTAACTCTCTCTCAATTTGGTTGCCGCCACTTTGGGAGATAAACCGATGATTTCTCTAATGTTGTTTAACTCTGAACTGATAATCTTACCAAACTCACGAATCTCTTGTCTCTGAACTTTGTTTCGGAATGGGAAACGAAAATCACCAACCACAATCACAGGCACACCTGCTTTGAAAACTCGTCCCTTATTAGCGGGAATGTTGATGAACTCAGCAGCAGCTTCTAAATTTGAAGAAGAAGAATAACGGGCGAAAAACTCTTTTGACTTTGTCATAATTTTGTTGTTTTAGATTTTAAAGTTGAACTCTCATTGTTTATCTAAGGTACGAAATTCTAGAACAAAAGTCAAGTCTTTTCGTAATTATTTTTATTTTTTTTCAGGTTTTTTTATGATTTCTAAATCTCCTTGAATAATAACGGTTTGCTTATATACATCTGTAAATACAATTCCTTTACCCCAAATCCTAAACTCGTTAGTGTAATAGGTTTTACCATTTTCAGTAATAACGATATAAGTTGCATCATCAGATTTTGATGGAATAACTGCACCGATAATAGTTGCTAACGATACACCTATTACAAGTGCTACTAAAAGTGAATGTAATCTTGCGTTGCTCATAATTAAATTGCCAAATGTGAAAGTTTTGATTTTAAGTTTAACATATGTTTACAGGGTGAAAATCTACGGAACATTCTAGCTTCACATTGGCAATCTACAATTTTCCAATCTTCAACTGTAACCTGATAATCTTTCAACTTACCTGTCTTTTTGTTTCTACTACCTATTTCTGTGTATTTCCATTTCATATATCCATTTTTTTAATACTTTTGTAAATCAAATATATTCCTCCTAACATTAACCCAACTAGCATTGCTAGATGAATACCACCTACTACATAATCCATAACTCCAAATGTGTATGCTATCATATCTTTCAGATTTTAAGAATTAATATTCAATTAAGGAAATTGGTACATTGTAGCAAGCTCCACTCTTTACACTTAGGGTAGCTTTGGTACGGCTAATCTTATTAACAAAGAGTTCCTTACCAACCAACTTAGGGTGATTTACTTTAACACTCATACCGACTTGTAAACCCACTTTCTTTTGAAGTGCTTCGATATTGCGTTTTTGTTTGATTAACTCAACAACAAGTTGATTGATGTTGCGCAACTCTGATACTGACAATTTTGATAATTCTGAATAGTTCATAATTTTATATTTTAAAGTTTAAATTTTAATATCCTAACATTTTCAAGATTCGAAAACCGATGAAAATTAAATCGTTAAATTGGTAAATAATGGGTTTCATATCTCTCACTCTCAATTACCTTACAATATACACAATTCCGCAATAAAAGTCAAGTGTTTTGTAAAATATTTTTTAATTATTTTTATGTTCGGAAATGTGCTGAGTTTGATGCCCAACCCTTTGAATGATTGCTAAAATATCTAGTTCCAAATTTAGATTGTGTCATTGGAGAATATGAACCAATGTTATCCCATTCAGATTCCCATTTATCAGGCAATATACCATCTGTAATAGAAAACGCAGGAGATTCATCAATTAATCCAATTGGTGTAATATATTTTTTAGCAACTTTACGAAAGATGTTCTTACGATTTTCTTTATCTACTTCAATGAATAGAACCGAACGGGCTTTAACCTTACAAACTTTAAGGAATTTTGTGGCAGATTTACCACCTTTGGAAACACACAAGTGAACCATTTGACCAATTAAATTTTCCATATCTTTATCATTTATTACATAGCAAAGATACACAATTCTGCATTAAAAGTCAAGTGTTTTGTAAAATATTTTTTAATTATTTATGTAAGATGGTCCCCATACCGAATAACGAGCAGTTTTATCTATGATGTTACCTCTACTATGTTTAGCAGGAGCTTTCCAAGATGCGGGTTTTAACAAGTCACCTTTCTTAATAGGTGCTCCTTTTAAATCACCATCAACTCTACTAATGAAACCCCAACAAGTTCCACCATCCCATAAACGAATGAATTTGTTTCCAACCTCAACGGTCAATTCTTTCCATTGATTTATCATACCAGATTTGACAAAGTAATCTTTGCGTTGGATGTTTAATTGGTTAATGAAATTGTTTACGATTGGGTTTGATTCTAAATAATCGATTGCTTTTTGATTTGTAGTTCTCATATCTATCATTTTTATTACATAGTAAAGGTAACTAATTCCGCGCAAAAAGTCAAGCAAAACTTAAAATATTTTTGCAAAAAAAAACCCTCCGAAGAGGGTTCTTAAATTATTCATTCCAATGTTTATCACGTAATTCGTAAATATCGATTGGTTCTCGTTTCATTTGATTACCTGGATTGAAATGAGCTCCTTTTTTTAAGTAACCTGCTAAAAAGTTTCTTCTCATTCTTTCCGTATCTCTGTTAGGGTCTGAACCATGTACAACGTGTGAGTGTAATAATGCTGCTTGTCCTTTTTTCAAAAACCCTTCTACCTTACGAAAATCGTGTCCTTCTGGCATTACACAACTGATACCTCTTTCGCTTCTCCAATTACCCGTATTAGTTGCTTTTCTTTCCTCATTATCTTCTACCGGTAAAACAGGTAAACGGTGTGAACCCTCATAGTTCCATACCGAACCATTTTCAGGGTCGTGATTATCTAATGCAAGTGCAACATTTACAATTTCATTGTGTCCACATCCTGTGTAGAATGCGTTTTGGTGTTGGTCTCTACCTAACTCTCCCTTTGGTTTGAAATATGCCCAAGTCTGCATACCTACCACATCTCCTTCCATTAAAAACTCCATTGCTTCAATCAATTTAGGATGAGCAAATAGTTTTTCTAATTTTGGGGATAGTTTATGAGGATACATAAATGGTTCAAACTCCTGCCATTTTTCAGGTTCTGCTGCATTTCTTTCTAAACGCAATCTATTTAACTCTTGGTTGATTTCTTCTACTTCTGATTCTGTAAGTAGTTCTAATACTGTCCAACCTTTATATCTCCAATCAAACATCATTTGTTGGACTTCTTCGGTTGTAAGATGCTTAAATCTATTCATAACTTATTATTATTTGTATATAGATATATATAAAAATTATTTGTAAAATTGTAAAATGTCTATTAAATATAATTTTAAATTTTTAATGGTTTTTTGCCCCTCTGCAATAGAAGAAATATTAGAATTTCTAACACCTTTATCTATCATTTTACCGTTATCATCATATACAACATCTAATGGTCCAGATAATCTCCATTTAATATTTTCAATTGCCCAATATGGGTTTAATTTTAATTCATTATATGTATCCAAATTTATTTCATAAACAAATCCGTTTACATCATTTACTTTTTGAGCAAAGTATCTTTCAATAATTCCATTTGCGTAATCATCATCCGTTGGGATTGGGACAATTGTTCTTGGAATATCCAAAGAATATATTTGCTTATCTTTAATTAAATCTTTATACATTATTTTCTTTTGCTTTTGGATTTATTCTATAACCTGCTTCTATTGTAGTTTTCCAACCATTAGCATCAATACCCTGCTTAACATTTGTTACCTGAAAATATCCATTTTGATTGTAAATTTCCGGCACACCATCTATATGAAAATATTCTCCACAACTAATACCTGCTATACCATCTATTGCCAAACTAATATCCAAATAAGTTAAAGCAGTTGTTGCTTCTTTTTCATTAACCAAACCTATATGTTTTTGTATTAAAGCAGCATCTGTGTATATGTAGTTTTTTGGTTTTTCCGTTGTATTACTTGGATTTAATTTAAATCTAACAAAATTCTTTTTAAGAACTTCTGCTGCATTTTCAACCTCTTCTTCACTATCTTTTTTCTTTGGTGGTTCTTGTTTTACATTTGCAGTTTCTTCAATAACTTTATTCCATTCGTTACTATCTTTTACTACCTGTATTTCAACTGCGTTTACAGAATAATATCCATCCGAATTTTTTGCATATGATAAATCGGCATGTTGATATGGGTCTTTTTCTGGTGCAGTTGAACCACCAGATGGTGCAATTTTTTGAGCAGATGCAATTGCTAATTGAGATGCATATAATGCTTGTGCTTGCATTAAAGTGCTCAATTCCATATTAAAATTAAATTCTTTTACTATTGAATTTAATGCTCCCACTTTAAACCTCCATATTTTTTCAGGAGTTTCGGTTGGTTTGGGTATTTTAAGTTTTCTATCAATTATAATTAAAGGACTTCCACTTTGTATATCTGATTCTTTTTGTAATTCCAATTTACACAATCCAAACATATTTGAATTTATTGTATCAAATATTGAATTTATAACATCCGCTGCCGTATATGCACCGTTGTATATTGATAAAAATGTTTCATATCTAAAATAGATATTATATAGATTGCCAGTTGGTGCATCTATTTTTATTGGATTTTTTTGCCCATCATATATAGTGTATGTTGCGGGACTAGATTCATCTGTTAAATTAAACTTTTTATCATAAATTAAAGATTTTTGTTTTGGTCCTTTTGGGTCTAAAAT